AAAGATTAGTTTTATCGGTTTGATATGCTCTCACTTTCTTGTCAAGAGCATAGTTATAGATGAAACGACAAGAACCAAGATGCTTTGCTATAAGCACCTTCTGCTCCTCGTTCGGACATAATCTATATTTATATGCTCTATATTTCATAATGCAAAGATAATATAATTTTAGCGAAACACAAAACAAATTCTAAAAAAAATTGTATATCTAATGAAAAATATCTAACTTTACAACGCAATTCATCCACACAGGCTAAAGACCTGTGGGATTTCTTGCTAAAGCTGTATTAAATAAAAAAGGGGTAATCTCTTACCCCTGTATTCTTAACGCCCATATTGCAAAGGCTATTATTGTCAAGCCCCAGAAGAGGGCTGCACTTACCGCCACCGCCACTGCTTTTTTATTTTCCTTGCGCAGCTTTTCAATCTCCTTTCTTAGGTGATCGGTCTGCTCATAATGCCAACTCATTGGTACTAAGGAGCTACTGAATCTCCTCTCGTCAATCGGTTCTGATTTACTCATGATTTTCTTTTTTTATTATAAGTACAAAATGATGCGATTGGATATGACAGGCTGAAGTATTTACGCTTAGCGTCATACTCTACTACAAATCCACCGTTAATAATAAATGTCCGGTCAGTTTCGATGGCTTCAATTAATAATACATAAGCCCTTCTCTTTAGATAGCTTACGGACGGAACGCACATAACGCCGGACTCATCGATCCGGTGCCTGTACATCCCCACCAGTTATCCTTAATCTTACGGCCAAAGAAACACTGATCACAACCTTGGCCATTTGCAGGGACGGCCTTAATTTTTACACCATCCTTCTCGTATATTTTTTCTTCTTCCATATCTTAAGGTTTTAAGGCAGCCCGGACTCCGGTGCGGATCAGTGGTCGTTTAACACCTTCTCCTTCTCCACCAACACCGCCATCCATGCCCAGTGAATCAGACTGAGTGTCAGGTCGGTAGGCAGCCCCCGGAGTCATTGCCTTATTTATTATTTAAAACACATTCGTTTGTACAGGTTGACCTGCAGCCGGAGCCTTGCTTCCTGCAGCACCTTTCTTTGTGTCAATAGAAGTAGCAGCAGGATTGGTAGTAGGCTGACTCTTAACCTCGCCGGTAGTAGTGTCAACATTATTTGGCACCTCCTCGAATGGAACTGTATCAAGCTCCTCGAGCAGTAGTCCAGACCTGTCTTTCGACAAAGCATTATCAGTGATGACAGCCTCGTCAGTTTCAACAGCCTTGACGAACTCATCAGACATCGGCATATACTTGGCCAGTCTCTTGACAGCCTTAGCCTTTGCCATCTCTTCATAGTCTGTAGCCCATGCGCCGGACGGGGAAGACTTCTGCATTGGTGAACGCATCCTGAGTTTCTCAACGTCATGCTTTGTCAGCACGACAAAGTTGTAACCTCCATCCTTATACCTGACAACAGCATATACATGGGTGAATGCTCCGCGATCTCCTTCTGCCGGGACGTGGATGATAGTCCTGTCCAGACCAAGGGTGTACTTGAACTCGTCGTTCTTGTAAACCGGCTCCGCATATATGTCCATGATCTGACCAGACCTGCGGGCGAGATCAAGGTAACCCTTATCACTTTACCCCAAACTTTACTATCGTATGGGAGTGGACTATCTCTTCAGCCTACGAGTTAGGCTGCGATGCACTTCGACAGGTGGCTGTCCTCCTGCCTACTTCCTTGCGGAATAGTCTCTACACCGTACTTAAAAGTATATCCTTTGATCTGCTTCCATTGTCCTTTTAGGTGGCGATGAATCGCCGATTGACTACAACCTATTGATTGAGCAGCAATAAGGACTGATGGATATTTAATTCCTGTTTCAATACAGATCACTGAGCGATAACGTCCTTGTCCGAATTTATGAGGAACTAAGGACGCTGACTTACTCATTTTGGCTCTTGTTTCGGCAGATGCTTTCTTACCAGTAAGCCCCTTGCTTACCTTTGCTCTGTCTTCTGCCGATCTTTTCTTTCCTTTCCAATAAGCAACCGGATTATTACCACCCTTTGTAGCATTGTATCCATTATTATATGTGTCATACTTTGCTATCCAAAAGATTTCACGATCATTAAGCTGTTCTTTTGTACAGGACTCAAGCCATTCAAATCGGAAGTTATCCCAACCATATTTTTGTACAGCAGGGAATATACGAGTAAACTCACTGCCTTTTCTGAACCCATTACCTGATGTCAGTCTGTATTTATGAGTTTTTTTTCTCCGTAAATAATCTACAGTCTGACCGATATATCTCTTACCGTTCAGGTTATTTATTATACTATAGATTCCGATCTGTTTCATTTTTTACTTTTAAGTCTTGGCACGGTATTACCCAAAAACAATAATCTATTTTCAGAGGGCTTCACCGTTAGCAGGGAATGATCCCCACACCGCTTGCCAAGCGTTCACATCGTTTGCTATATATATTACTATATAAAGGGGCATAACTATTAGGTCTACCCGATCTGAAACTGAACCTGTCCACCATAAGGTACGAAGTAACATTGTCCCAGTGATTCCACCGGACGGAAGCCAAGGATTGAAGCCTGCATTACTGCACCTATAAGTGACGGTGCGGAACACTTGGCGATAGCCTGATTCTTTGTGATGATGGTTGTTGCCATGGCGATCATCCTGTCAACAGACAGATGCTTAGGCAGAGCCATCTCAATCTGGGGACGCATCGAAGCGAGAACATCTCCCACCTCCCTGCTGTTTAGGGTTGCAAGGTTGCCCTGTTTTTTTACCTTAGCCAGAGCTGAGCTAACATTTTGTTTCTGGTTGTCCATAATTTTGGTGCATTTAAGAATTAAAAATTTCTGTTTTGTATTTAAAAAATTCTGATGTTTGTATCCATCGTTTACCCCTCCCTTTCCTGACAGGGTTCAGCCTGCCTGAGTTAACCCCGTTTTCATAGAGGGTGATCCCTATTTCCCGGATCACGTCAGCACTACTGATCAGTGATCCGTATTTATTATAGCACTCAATAACCTGTATCGCAGCCTCCTTTGCGGTCGCTGAAATAATTTCTTATACATCTTTTGGTATCATAATATGTATTTTAAACAGACTACAGTATCTCCGAGGATACAAATATACATATCATTATCTGTAATACATACACTTTTTTGTACTTTTTTTATTTTTTTTTAAACATTTTTTGTAATTTATGTACAAAAGTTTGTAGGATTAGTTATCAGCGTAATTAGGATTATATACTAAATCATCACCCTCAAAAGCAATCCATCTCATTTGATCCAACTCTACTCTTCCTCCATATCTTAATTTAAGTTCCCGCAGAAACCCGTAGTCCGGGGACACCACTGAGTTAAAGACCGTAAGATACGAAGGTATCGAACCGGTCTTTGCTGCATATATAGCACTGACTTTATTAGCTATTGATGTGGTAATATTCTGGGTACGGTCACGAACCGCCTCATTAATGAGCGTGGTTGGATTAATCCCGTCATGCTTTGATATAAAGCGAAGGGCGTTACTGTTGTATATATCCACTGATGTTTTCTTCCTGTCAAATTTTTCCTCCATAGGGATCAGTAGCACTACATCCTTGGAGGGAACAAACACAAACTGTTTCAGGAGGGACAGGTCTGCCGATACAAAATAATCTCCACTTCGGTTTACTATCAGGTCTCTCTTAAGTTTAGTCCCGCGTATCCTTAGCTGATTATCAAAGTAAGCCTGCACTACCACCCACTTCTTCGCCCACTCCAACTCTACCGGGATGGCATAACTAATCATACCATCCACATCCAAGAACGCAAGGTTCATCACAGTCCCCTTACGTATATTGTCAAATGTTTTTGTCATCATGTTCTCCTTTCTGTTTGGGCATTAACCCATTTCTCTTTTTAATTTCTTCAAGTGCTGCTCTGTAGCCATCCTTAAAACCATTATATCTTTCTGAATATACAAGATGATTTGGTCTGTATTTACGTGCAGCCACAACAACTTCAAACTCTTCAGGCAGGTCAATCTCATGTTTTCATGCCGCTACTATTTCAGGGGTTATTACACTAAGCTCAAGTACCTTGTATTTCTTCAGGTCAAGGGTAAAAAATTCTTCAACGTCCTTGCCGTCTTTCCCGATAGTTGTCTCAGAGTACGTTAAGATTTGGTCACTATAATCGACAAGCCTTATTGCATCCTTGCTTGTCTTGTATCCGTACTTGTTTTGATATACCAACCTGTAAAGGTTGTTATTACATCCTATTGCAGTCATAATTTTATAAGATTTTAAGTTTTTGTATTTATGTTTTACATCTTGTTGTTTATAGTCTACGTCAAATAAGACGTTTTAAGACACGATCTTTATCTGGGTAATACAAGAGTACCACTCAGGGGGAGATCGTGTCTCCTACGTCAAATGCTTATTGAAATTTAGGGTATATTCTGAGGAACCTCTTCCAGTACCTGATAACATTTGTCTGGATTGAGGGGAAATTTTATTTTATCTGACTTGATTTTTTCAAGAGCCAGTTGTACTTCTTCTCCCGATCCAATCTTTTCCAAGTCTATCCATAGGTCAAGCACCTTGAAAAACTTTTCCCTTGCTTCCATCATAGATGGCTGAAACGCTGTAGTATTTACCGCACTCATACCTACTGCGGCCAGTATAGCGAGCAGATTATAATCGGGCTGTGATGGTTTGATGTCTGGAACAAACTTCTTTCTGATCTCGGCTTCAATCTCTTTATTGATGGCCTCGTAATCCTGAAGCAGTTCCTTATTCCATGGCTGATCAATTTCAATCAGGTCTTTCTTGGCATGAACTACCATGCAATGACTCTGACTTACCTTGGACGCAAGGGTCTGGTAAACACAACCAACTGTATCAAGCACAAGCATGAAGTACATACGCTTGGCTGTTGGTATTGGTTTCTTCCTTAACCTTGCCCTGAACTGTTGTTTTGTTATCATATAATGCTCACACACACGCTCTTCTATAATATCAAGAACGTCTTTTTTTCTGATCTCCTCATGCTGTTGTAGTAGATCGGTAATGTTTTTACTTTTGTCTGTTACAGTTGTCTTTGTAATATTCATAGCTATTGGTTTTTAAAACAGTTTGTTACTTGATATACTCCTTCTGAAACATAGGTGTTGTGCCTGCTGAATTCTCTCGCCCACTCTTCACTTCTATCACAGAAGATTATTGTCGTATCCATAGTCTCATATCCGTCGTAACTTGTGACGACCTGACATCTCCAACATCCATCCCATTTTTCACAGGACAGCACCAGTGTCAGGATTATAATCCCCAGTGTTCTTGTTATAACCTTCCTCATTACACATCAAACTTTAAGAGGAAGTCTGGGTTAATGATCTTGAAGGAAATGTTTCGGGTATAGTTCCTCATTACAACACCCTCTCTTGGAATCTTAGCAATCCTTGAATATCCTTTTGCATACTCAACCATTGCATTCATATCCGGGAATAGCTTTCTACCTGTGCTGTCAATCACCGGGACTGAATTAAGATCAAGCACTATGCATAAGAAGCTTTGACCTGTCTGATCCATAACCTCAGTCTTCCCGCTGCGGTAGGTCATGGCGTTGAACATAAAAAACTCAGGCTCATCAATCTCATACTTGTTTCCCTGAATCTTCCTGCCTATGATCTCTCCCTGAATTATCAGACCTAAGTTCCATCTGTCACAGTACTTTGTCATCTTCTCCTGAAGGTTCAGCTTCCTTGCTATAGTCCAGTATGAACTGTTGTCCTGCTTGAGTAGCTGAAAGTTTCTGGAGCATACACCGAACAGCCACTTGGGTTGAAGTATCCCGGCCTTGGGGTTACGGACGACAAAGTATGTCGCACTCTGGCCGTCAAGTTTTTCTGTCACAGTGAACGGCAGTTCTCCCCATTTCTCATAGTAATCCGGGAACAACTGGATGCGATCCTCGTCTGTCTTCTTAATGAAGGAAGGAAACGGAACCCTGCTTGGCTTCTTAAATCTGAACAGCAGCCTCCTGTACCATGAGTATCTTTTCAGAAACTTACTCATCCTGCCCCGGTCAATGTCTGCCAGTCTCTCGGTCTCCTTCTTCTCCCACTCAATCTGAGGATCATATTTACGGACACCAAGAAGCTCAGTCATGTCATCACCTTCCCTGAGAATTAAATCCTTATCAGTTGCTTTTAATAAGATGCTTATCGGAAAGCATATTCCCTGACTGACCTGACCTCTGAGTTTGATTGTCTTCACCCTGAACTTGCGCTCACGCATGAATTCAAAATCAGGTTTGTCGGGAAGGATGGAGTCGATCTCGATGTAGACACAAAAGTCTCCCTCCTTGAACTGACCTTTCTGTACCACTACCTGCCATCCAAGCACAGTAGCTACCTCAATCTTGTCTGCATTCTCTATCGGCCTTAGTGCCGTAATCTTTTGTATGCTTGCTAACTTTCTCATAATGTATTGGTTTTAAGTGAACTACCCACAAACTGAAGATTTGTGGGCTTCTTGCTAATTTTCCTTTAAAATGGTGGTTGATCTTTGTCGTTATCAAAACTGAAATTGTAATCTATCACCTGATCTACTGGTGTAGAGGCAAGCCAGTTGCTCTGGTCTTTCCCGGTCTTGTTAAACCTGCCGGACACGTAGTCATATTCCAGTGCCACCGTCCCGGTCTTGCCAAGGTTTTTATATTTAACCTTCTGGAAATAAATGTCTACGTTATTGGTCAGCTCGTTGTTCTCATCACATCTTCTGTGTACTGTGATGCCGTAGTCAGTCTTGTTGAAGAAGTTACTACTGCCGCTGATGTCATAGAGACTGGGAACTTCAAATGTCCCATTGGCATTCTTATTCATCTTCCGGGGATGGGCAACAAGGATTACCAGTACGTCATTCATCTTTGCAAACTTGATGAGCTGATCCAGAAACCTGCTGATGTACTGTGTTTCTGAATCCCTGTACTGATGCTCAAGCTTGTTGTATGGATCAATAACCACAACCTTCACACCCCTTGTCTTGACCAGAACCTTTGCTGAATCAACGATGGTCTTGACGGTGAAGTCATCCTCGTCCATGATGTAGAAGAAATTACTGCGGGCGTGTTCATACACCATGTCCCACTCAATTTCTGTGGATGTATTCTTGCTGAACTTTTTCCCGATAAGCTTTTCGTACAGCTTTGCGTAGTGATACTTCAGCGGGTAGTTTTCAGGGGTAAAGTATGCGGCTTTCCATCCATGCCTGATGTTAAGCTTTGTCACAATGTAATCCACGAACTCACTCTTCCCCATCCCGGGTATCCCTGTGACTATAGCCAGTCTCCCGGTCTCCCATGTCACATACTCATCGATGTATGACTGGCCGATATCCTTCCCGGGTTGAAGACCGTTCTCCCACAGGTCTCTTGCTTCAGCGTAAATATTACTGATCTCTACCACACCCTTTACAGGAACCGGCTTTGCGTTTGGTATCACATCCTGAATGTCAGCTCCGTATTTCTGGAGAAACTCATTGGCATCCTTACATTCCTTGAACGATACAGTGAAACACTTGTCGGCACCCAGTCTGCGGATCAGCTCTGATCTTAACTCAATGCCCTTGGTATCCTGATCAGTTGCGATGTAGATTTTATTGATGGGCGCAAAGAGTTCAATGCAGTTATCCAAGTACTCAAGGTTCTTGTTTGCTCCGTTGGGTACAGAGATCACGTTATCCCATCCTGCTTCAACAAATGTCAGTGCGTCCATCTCACCTTCCACGATAATAACCTCGCTGTTTGTCTTAAGGCAGTCGATGTTCCAGAAGATAAGCTCAGCACCGGAGACAAGCTTGAAAGATTTGTCTGCTCCCCGGTATTTTATGTTCACCAGTTTACCATCCATGAAGTACGGGAAGCACATAACCTCCACCTCCTTGCCGAACTGGGGCATAAACTCCCTGTCAGAATAAACCTTCATCTTATTCAGGGTGACCTGAGATATCATCCTTCCCTCAAAGTATCTCACCGCTTTGTCGGTAAGTGAGGTAAGGTTCTTCCACTGAGGGATGATGTATTGCTTGACATCATGGGGTCTGTACTCAAAGAAGGTTGCTTCACAGTTATGGCAGTATCCTCTCAGGTGATCCTTATCCCAGTTCATACACCTGTCCGTTTTCTTCTTCCGGTTATGGCTACATTCAGGACAGGTGGTACGGGTACCCTGAGTCGGGGGATCGTAGCTGTAAATTTTCTTAGTGTTGCTTGATTGGATTTTCATATTACCATTTTACTTAATATTACCATTTCATAGGTGGTCTGTCACTTTGTTTTTTGTTTTGAAACTTATTTTCCATAATCTTAATGAAGTTGTTGGGTGACATTATCCAGTCAAAGTCTGCTTTCCATGCCTTATCATTCATACCGTTTAAGAAACTACTCTCACCTGCCATACGAATAATTGCAATAACTTTTTCCAATCCATATTCCCCAACTCTTGCATTCATTAATCCTTTTCGTTGTTTATTTACAACTAAAACCTTATTCATCTTAGGACATAGTTCATGGTAATTATCTACTATGAATTGGTAGTTAATTACATTTACATTATCATCTTCATTTTCATTTTCATTTTCATTTTCAGCACTTGCTTTAATTTTTGCTTTAGCATTTGCTTTAGCATTTGCTTTAGCAAACTGAGTGATGATTCCTCCCTTCCTTCCAGACTCTGCCCTCTTAATGCTTATCTCATTATCAGCAACCATGCGCTTCTGAATCATTTTATCTCCGGTAATTGATAGAACTTTTTCTGAGGTAAGTTCTTCAAGTGCCTTTAAGATTACCCTTGTGGGATACGGTAGATGCTTTGTTAATTTTTCAGCAAAATTTTCAAGTGGCTTATCACTTTGCTTGTCGTTTTGCTTAAGCAAAATCGTACCATATTCCTCAGACTTATGCATGATGCACATGATGCGTATATAAACTCCGTTTGCCTCGGCAGAACACTCGTTTAACTTCTCATCAGTGAGGAAATCCTGCACATAAAGAGGCAAATACGGCTGATCTCTTAATGCCATAAGTTATTGTCTTAAATATTTGTCAATTACTGCCTTGGCTTCATCAAAGCCGCATACTATCGTAGCAAAATAGCCACGCTTATTAAGCTCATTAAGCATAGTGTATTGCTCTGATATGTGAGGGTCTGTGGTTACCGATCCATCCTTCAGCCACACCCTTGTACCTTCGCGTTTAAGCTCAAGCAGAAGGGCATTATACTGGATGGTTTCTCCATCCTTAATTACGATCTTCGGCTCAAGGATTATCAGGTCTGGTACTCCATTACCTGATCTCATCTTCTTCATCTGGATTGCCACACCTATACTGACACGAATTCCAGACATATCTGAGGTGAAGATCACAGACGGGTATTGCATCCGCAGGTAGTCACACACTGCGAGGTGAAGATTTTTTTCCTTTGCCATGGTTAAATGTTTTTGCTGATGTAATCGGCTATCTCTTTGGCACTTTCGGGACTCAGAAAGATTTCGTTGTAGTATATCTCCCCGGTGAACAGGAATTTTATCCTGCGCCAGAAGTTATGCCTTACCGGTGTGTATTTAAACTGTACAAAACAGAATGTTTTTTCAGAATCATAATACTCTACAGTCATGACCTCTGATCCACATTCACACATTACTGCTGTTTGCTTTATCATGGTTAACTTTATTTTACTGTGTCAAAAAGTGTTGACAGAAACGATTTGCTTCTTACATTCCTTAGTTCAAGGAGGAATGAGTAATCAGCTTCGGCAATAAGCTTTGTTCCTTCCTGTATTGCCACTGATATACTCATCCCCCTGATTCTTTTACTACCAAGAGCCACCACCTGATCTATAATTTTGTCGAACCGGTTCATAACCCTGACTCTCATGTCGGTAACCCTTCTTCTCTCCCTCAGATATTGTGATACTGCATCGGGATTCCGGGGATAATGGCCGTCAACTGATATGACATCCAAACTATATGTGCTACTGACTCTATGGCTCATAGCTTACTGATTATGGATTCGTAATACCCTGTATCCGTTTCCCTCCTTCTCATACCTGTCGTACAGTTCGGGATGTTCGGCCTTGAAAGTCTTGCTGTCAAACATGGTTCTCCCCTTCTGGAACTTGAAGGTTGCTATCTTCTCTCCCATGTAGGTGACGGTTTCATTGTCGCCCATCAGTATCTTGAGCTGATCTTCCTTCTCCTTAAGGTTGGTCTCATGATCCTTAACTCTATCTCTCAGCACAGATATCTCCCTGACCATCTCAACAATACTGTCAGTTGCCTCCAATGCTTTGCCATCAACATGAACCGGATAAGCCCGGGAGACATCATCTCCGCTGTTAACCTCCGGTGGTATGTTGGCATAGACATTGTTGAACATGAAGTCACAGGCGGCGTTAAGACCTATGTCAAACAGCTCCTGATTAAACTCCACGTCGATGTAGTCAAACTCAAGTGAGCCGGACAGCCATGCTATCACGCCCTTGTGTATTCCTGACAGTCCCATGTAATGATTAACCTGTACAACCCACGTATCCGGTACGGTGTCGCGAGTTACCTGCATCCGGGTGGTTTTGATCTCAACGATCCTCTTGTCTTTGAAGTGCAGGCCATCATCTGCTGTGCCTACAATAGCCCATGCTTCCCGGTCAGGTGATCCGATAATGAACGGATGTTCGTTGTGTTGGTAGACATATGTTAAGTTGGTGTCGGGATCAATCTCCCATCCTACCTTCTTGCTCAGCCACTCAACTATTGCAGGTTCAAGAATCTGGCCGCGCTCCGTACTCGCATTACCGGTGAACGGAGGAACCTTGCCGGTCATCTGTTCCCATAGCTTGTATGGCGTTTCGTATTTGTTCAGGCCAAGGAGGGTAGCTATACTGCTACCCCCGATCCTCTGCTCCCTGTACGACAGCCACTCTTCGGTGGTGTCGAACTTAATTTTCTCAGCTATCTCGCTCATAGTTACTTCGTTAAATCGATCACGTTTTTAGGAGTTACCTTCATGGTGTCGAACTCTATTAACACAATCCTGTCTCCTTCGACTTTGAATAACTCACTACCCTCAGTTCTGCGGAATATCTTACGCCCCAGTTCTATGGCCGTCTTTTCATTCGCAATAGCTATCTCGGCGTTCAGCTTTTTTCTTTTTGCCTCCTTCTCTGCCTGCTCTGCTTCCTCCTTTGCTTTCTCAGCATTAGCCTGAGCCTTGACTATATTGTTAACAAGTCTCTGGACGTATTCAAGGTCTACCTTTGAAGGTCTTGTCGTCGGGGTATCCTGTGAAACTGTCGGCTCGGGACGATCTATTAACTTATAGTGCGTTATCCCTTTGTTCCTTCTCCAGTATTCTAACTGATACCGGTAGTATTTTTTTGCAAGGGCTTCGATATCAAACGTCCCTTTACTGGCCACATTCAGCTCTCCATATATAGGGGGGGTTCCGCGGTTAAGTCCACGTTTAACGGTACATATAATCACCTCATTGTCTCTCAGAAATCTGGTGATTAACCATGAATGTCTTCTCATTAATTCGCTGACTCTTATTGTTGAATTAGCTTTGAGATCAGCAATAATGCTACTGATTTGCTGAGCATACTCTTTTGTTTTTTGTCTCTCGTTTGCGTACATTTTGTTTGATTTTTTGGTTTAACAATTACTAATTGATGTTTGCAAATATACAACAAATGTATCAATAAACAAAATGTTTTTTATTATATATCAGCTTTAAACATTTTTTGGGAAAGATAATCCTTTGGAGTGATGGATATTTCTGTTGCTCAATAGGAGAAGCAAGTCCAGAAACAATTAGGAAATATATTGAACAACAAGGTTAGTGCCTTACATCCCATAGGCTAAAGACCTATGGGTTTTCGGCACTTAAATATAAAAATTTTTTTATTATTCCTCTTTTTCAAGAGCAATATTGTGTCCCATAACAACCAGTACTCTGAGTAAGGTTGATAGTCTTGGATCGCGCTTACCTGTGATGAGCCAACCGATCTGCTCCCGGCTCACGCCAGATGCCTCGGCCAGTTTTGTCACAGTAAATTTGTTATCCTTAAGATAGTTCCTGATGTATGTACCAAGGATAATCCTGTTGATCTTTACCCCTTCTTCGATAAGGGATTTGTTGTCACCGCTCATAATCTTTTCTCTGTATTAATAATTAATTTTGTTCCCTGAAAACTGTCTGCAAGAAACATGACAGACCATAGCTCAAGGGGATGCCCTTCATGTACTCCGCAGAACCCCTTCTTAGCCAGTAGTTTCGCATGACCTTCCGGTGTAGTCCGGCTGATCGGGTCATGATAGATCATAACAATATCTCCCTTCATGGTTCTGGTTAGTTAAGGTCAGACAGGGATGGTTTGTCATCCTCGTCTTCAAGGTCATTTATAATCCCCAGTATCCTGTCGCGTACTTCCCTGAGCATCATCCCTTCCTTTGTCACTGTTATGGCTTTGATAAATTTACCTGCCTCAGTGCGGAAGAAGTGAACCCTTCCACCGGGAACACTATACTCCAGTTCCACAACAACGACACCCTTCATCTCTCCAACATTAGGGTTGCAGAGGCAGAAGTTCTCGGCATCAGTCATGAAGTCAAGTACACTGGTTATCGGAGGAACAGAAAGGTCAAGGGATTTTTCAAGCAATCTCTTTACCCTGACTGATCCTTCGGGAACATCATCATCCCCGTTATAATCCTCGTCCGGTGATACCATAGCGCACACAACCTCCCTTAATTCATAGCCATCCTTAAGACCGAATGCAGCCTGTAGGTTCAGTGATATTTCATGGTATGTAACATCACTCATTTCCTTGATAAACTCTTCTCTTGTCATGATAATAAAAAATTAATTGGTTAGTTATTTGTTTCTTGTTGCGTTAATAATCTGGATACCTGTGAATGGCATGATGATAAACAGCCATATGAAAAGCAGATACTGGTATGTTTTCCAGTCAAACAGGAACGGGAAGGTGATCACCAGTCCCATAAACACTGAGCCTATAATGCCTATGATCAGGCATATAACAACTGTGATTGATTTAAGATTTGATTTCATGTTTTATGTTACGTTAAAAAGGTAATTCATAGTAGTTGATAAACCGAACGAGGCCATACCATACGTTCATGATGGTATTGTCTCCGGTGATCTCAATGACTGGCGCACCATCATCCTTGAAGATCAGAAATGAATCTTCCTTGATTGCGTAGGTAAATCCTCGTTTATTGATCTCTCTTAATACAGGAAGCATAAAATCAACAGAGTCATGAAATGGAAGATCGGCCAAATCATAGCCAATAAACTCTTTAATCTGCTTATTCCCAGACTCAATCATGATCCCATATTCCTTTTGTTCTCTCTTATTCATATCGTTGATTGTTAGGTTATTAAATGAATTGTGAACAGGGCAGGAGTCGAACCTGCATCTCTATGATAATAAATATCCAATAGGCTCTTCCGATTGAGCTACCCGTTCATTCGACCAACAGGACTGAGCGTTTGTCACGTTCACAGCCTGCTGTGCCAACCTGCCAAGGACACCTGCTTGTCGGTGATTACTTTTTGCAACCTTGGGTCATTGATTGGTTAGGTCTGACAGATGATGCGTCTTGCCTCATTATCTCGTGGGTTTTTCTTAGTGTGACCCGATTGCCACACCACCACCTTTTTAGCCTGCATCCGGTCTGCTACCGGCAGGTTATGCGGTAACCTGCAACAGAACCATGTGAGTTATCAACTCACTTCTCATCGTGAAGGTAAGTCGTCACTATCCGATGATTAATCGGAACGTATTTTTGATTATTCATCATCGTCTTCTTCATACCAAGCTAAGAACCTGCCATCCTTATTTGCCTTAATAAAGTCCACAGACTCAGAGTAATACCCATTTGATTCCCCGATCCACCGGATAGTTACATAACCTTTGATGGTCGCAAACTTGTAAAACGTCCATGTCGATGTGCCGTAGTCGTTATGCTGTCTTGGATTTACGGTTTCTTCAGCCTGAAGAAGAGGTGATCCGATAAGATCAAGGAGATCACCTTCTATATCCCCGATCCAAACACTCTCACAGCAGTCCTGCATATGATAAAGCTTGTACTTCTCACCCTCTCTGGTGGTGAAAATTATTTCCCTGTTTTTGGCAATCTCAATGCCGCTAAGGATTTTGCCTAATAAAACTGATACACTCATATCTCTGATTATTAATTGGTTTAAAAAGAAAAGCCCTATATTTCAAGGGCTTTTATAAATTCATCTGCCGCATATTGTGACAGGCATGAACCGGAGTCGATCATGATCACATCCTTTCGCTTCAGGTTCTCCTGATCTTCCGGCAGTCTTGACTCTGCAAACCTGATCGGACTGGCAGTCCCAAGATATTTGATCAACCTGAAATGCTTTGCATAGTACAGGAATCCCCAGTGTCTGAAGAACCAAGGACTACACACTGTTGATATCAGCGACATATTCAGGGGCGCATTGTAGTTTTTAATTGTGATGTCAAGAGCCAGTTTTGAATGCCCGGAGTCCATCATACTTGATCTGAGACATACAGTGACCTTAACTCTCACGCCCTGATCCTCAAGCTGATCAATAATCCGGCAGGCTGTATAAGTCTTCCAGAGCATTGCCTTATAATCAACAAAGCCTGATTCATTAAGCTTTACCTTCACTTCAACAAACCTCCCCTGCTGACTGTCGCCTGATGTTTTGTATCTTTTGCGCATACAAGCCATGCCCTCGTAATATCTCTCCATGCTCATATCATCGCCATCCTGATCATCCCACCTGTAGGCAAACTTCACTCCACCGCGTCTGATATTCAGTTCCGGTAACATCCTGAGTACTTCAAGACCTTCGGGATAGCCAAACTTATACTTCTGGATATCGGCTTTGTTCATGCCCATAAATTCAGTGTTACTGCTATTATCAGTGAGGATATAATCTTTGATCATACCCTTTGATCCTTCACATTTCTCCTGCTCAGTCGGCAGGTTCAGTGCAGTAAAGAATTCATCCACCGAATCGAAAGAATCAACGAACCATCTTGATCCGTTGATAGTTCTCCATTCTGATCTTCTCATAACTAATTGATTTTAAATTTGTGGGGAGAGCAGGAATCGAACCTGCATTGTTGTACACCATCGTAATCCTGATAACGTATTTATGATTGAAGACCGATCCACCTTAGTGTCGTTGTCCAGAGCATAATGCCATATTATCATTCATACAGCGTCTACCATTTCGCCATCTCCCCTACCTTTCAGTATGGCAATGCATGATTCATTGCCAATGCCTTTTCTTCCTCAGTCCAGTTGACGATCAGCCTGAGCCTCCAATCTTTAAACTTGCCGTTTTTCAGATTTTCGCCCTGAATCATCATCCTCGTACTGGCTACCCTTCTCAGATTGTGCTTATTGATCAGGTCTCTGAGGTTCAGAACGTATGCCCTGACTTCATCATCGAACCTACTCTCATACTTGTCTGAGTAAGATACATTGATGATCCCTCCCATAAACCTGTCAATAGTTGCCGCATCTAACTGCATATTAGCAACATACTGCCGGTCTGCGCCATCGCCATAGGTGTTTGACGTTGCAATGATCACGCAGTCAGGATGCCTTTCAACCACTCCCGTAGTTGTGGTGATCTGACCGTTTGCCAGAGCGGCATTTGCAACCTGAGCGACTGCAGGATCAAGGGCTGTAAATTCATCCAGAATGATTACCGATGGCTGACCAAATGCACCTGCAAACGGAGTAGCCTCGCGTTCTGGATACTTGTAGCCAAGAAATTCAACTGCTGATGTCCCCAGACCACATGAGATAGTCGTACAGGGAACGTCAAGAATCTTTGCCACATTCTTTGCCATGGTGGTCTTACCCGATCCGGCCGCACCAACCATCCAGAGATTTCTGATGCCTGACTTGATCATTTTGATCATTTCATCTTCAACCGGATCATTTTCGGTATCCTGTTCCTGCTCCTGTTCCTGCTCCTGCTGATCACCCTGTTTTGAGTCGTTCTGGGATTGATCTGGCTGACCCTGATCTCCGGTATCATCCTGATCCTGATTGTCCGTCTGATCCCCGTTTCCGTCAGTTTTCGGCTGTTTCTTGGACTGACGTTTCTTCTTCCGATCCTTCTTCTGATCCTTCTTCTGGTCATCCTTCTGCTGATCCTGATCACTGTCAGACTGACCGTCATCAGACTTTTGATCATCATTAGAATCTTTCTGATCATCAGACTGATCATTACCAGACTGACTGTCTTTACCGTCATCCTTACCGTCATCTTTACCGTCGTCTTTACCGTCATCTTTCTGATCCTGATCCTTCTGATCATCGTCATCAGCCGGATCGTTCTGGTTCTGACCACCTTTGGTCTTTCTCTTCTTCTTCTGATTAGTCTTTTGATCATCAGGCTGAGAATCGCCATCGACATCATTAACCTGAATGTCCCCGTCATAATCCACCGACGGAACATCATCATTCTTGTCGATCGGATCAACGCCCATTATCGGAGGCTTCCGGTCATCATCCTTAGTCTTTTCAACGTCAGGAAGTAAAGGGAACGGAGGCTTTGAACCGTCATCCTGCTTCTGGGCAGGTTTCTGGTGATCCTTATTCCACTTCATTCTGAAAAACAGACTCTGGGATGTCCATTCAGGAAACCATACTTGGACAAAATCTTCAATCAGACCTGCATACTGCTTCTTCTGATCTCCCATGGATGCGTTCCATGAAATGCAGGAATCGATCAGGACTGATGCCTGTTTCAGTGTTGGTGGTGGAATCCTTTCAGGCTCCCAGAATTTCAGACCTGTGAATTTCCACAGGTACCCACCTTGCTTGTAGGTTAATGCTCCTGTCTTGGAGTCTTTTGCTGATGCGAAATCAGCTCTTAATTGTGAAATTGGTTTCATATCGCGTTAAGGATTTGATTTCATACGTGACTGTGAACGAAGCCCCATGCATAGATGAGGCTTTGCGGTCTTTCGCCGCAATGACTTAGGGTCACCGTAATTATGCTTCGCTGATCAGTAATAGTTCATTCCTTTTACAGGAGACTGACCTTTTACAGGAGACTGAACCGTTATTACTCAGAGCAACTCTGTACCTGCTTGTCCTGACCTTGGTTACGTATCCGATACATCCGGCATGACGGCCATTAATGATCTGAACTGTGTCGTGTAACATGATAAATGATCTCATATCGCAATGGTTTTAAATTGGTTTTGAACCGGACAGGGAAATCGAATCCCTGCCTGCTCTATAGTCCGGTTTTAATGTCTTAGGACATTTTTCGTCTTTCCATATGAGGAGAAAAGATGCCCCGAAAAAGAGACTCACAGGTCATTTGCAACTAACCTGCTGACAATGTTTTAATAATCCTTGCAAAGGATTGTATGTTCATGATTTTTGGTGCAAGCTTCTGTCGGATATGCCTTGCTCCACTGATTTGTACGAGTATCTACAGGATTGTTATAGATCACGATTCCTGCAATGATTCCGATGGCCAGAACAACTATGGCCAGAAATGTCGATTTTCTCATGGCGGTTAGTTGTTACGTGAGTAAGTATGAAACCTGTCGATGTTATTGTAGATAACATCAGTCAGTGACCAGTAATGACCAGTCCATGTGTATTCCAGACCATTGATGATCCTTTTTTCACCTTTCCGGTTAACTTTTAAAGCTTTACGGATTTGATCGATTATTATTCCCATGATTTCAAAGTATTTGGTTAAACGTTGTAGCGGGAAGAGGATTCGAACCTCTGACCTTTGGCATATGAAACCAACGAGCTGTCCACTGCTCCATCCCGCTGAGGATGATTTAATTATCCAGTCTTATTCTTAACTCCCTGACCACTCTCAGAGAGATATTGTTATTCCTGACATGGCCATAAGTGATCCTTTCACCATGTAACCAGTTGTCAAATGGTGATCTGGCATAAGCTTTCAGAAGGTCTTCACGATATTCCTCCAGACGTTTGATTTCTTTGGTCAGAAGTGATTTCTGTGCCTTAACTGATTTGCAGTTGCTGAGTATTTCCTGATAATCCTGAACTACTTCATCTCTGGTAATAGCTTTCATAATTTCTGGTGTTTGGTTGATGTTAATTGTGAGGGGATGCAGTCGCGAACTGCCGTAAGTCATCCGTCCGTTTGGTTTAGGATAATGGACACTATTTCCCCCCTGTCATTCTATTCCGGCCGTTTGGGAATGATCTGAATTTTTCAGTATTGCTACTTACTTCTGTTCAGACCAGACGATCCACAGACTGAAGCTTATCACTTCACTGCCGGTTACCTCTGCTATGTATTCATGATTACTTATGGTATCTCAGTTTCACTGCCTGAGCGCATTCTCCAGATTATCGGACTGAAACCGTTATCTGCTGTAATCCGCATTCCGATAGCTTTTATTTTGATTCGGAGACTTCAACCGATCCGCGTATTTAAGGTCTGCGACCGACATCCTCTCTGGTGTTTCAGGACATTGCCTGAACTCTTTTGCATGACTTAGCGGCCGTTACATTAAGATGTATAGGCGCATACATTATTAGTTGAACCAGTCGGGAAAGAACGTATTCGATTGAATCGAACGATACAAAAGTATGTATAATATTTGAATTGACAAAATAATTTGACGTATAAATAATTGATGGTACATCTTTATGTAACTATAATGCCCATAAAATGCGAACATCCGTAAAATGTTAAAATTTGAGAAATTTCCGTCGAGCGCGAGACTTAAATCTTTTTATAGACTACTTGTTAAGTACAAATCATAATCTATATTAATTACTATTATCAGAATAGTTATCTATTATTATAACATACTCTAACAGTCTTAAATTAGATACTACTATTATATATTATATATATATACTATATTACTCTATAATTCTGGTGGGATATTAGTACTATTATAGAATTAATGAATACTATAGAATACTTTACTTATCTATTATAAGAGTATATGAGAATAGTATTTAAGATTAAGAGATTACTATAATAAGTACAAGTAGATATAAGTAAGAGAGAGGAGAATGCAAAGCCCCAAAAATCTGTTAAAAACCATCCTCACGATGCCCGGAGACCAAAAGAAAACCCCCATTATATGAGGGTTTCCGATGTTTTTGTTATGTAAATCTAACTCTACCAGATGATCATTGTTTCTTATTGTGTTTATTCTCCCTGTTACTGTCAATAGTATTTGTCAACATGGAGAGCGCGTCAGCTAACGCATGAATATAACCCAGACACATTGATAATGCTTCCCTGTATGTTACTCCCAGATCATTTATTGCAATCTCAATGATCTTGTCAAAGCCCTGTGTCTCCTTACCTTTTAATATATGAGGATCAAGTACAGGGAATCCGTATCGCTCTATATATATCTCCATAGACTTGGCCATAATATATTCAGTATTAACGTTAAACGATGCATCAGGATCAAGTCTCCCATGCTCTATTACCGGAGTTATTGGCTGAGCGGGATGTCCAAGAAGTTTGTCAAAGGCAAGTAGCACTGCTTCAATGTATTCCCGATCAGTCAGGTTATACTTCACCTTGCTGTCTGCAAAGATTGATAATACTTCCTCCTGAGTGTTTATGCATTGATTCTCACTACAGTTATCGCAGTTACTGGCGCATCTGTCAATAATGTTTGTCACGTCTTGCTGGATACCTTTATATGCATATGTGAATTTCTCATCGTCCGTTCCCCTGTGGAATGCCGAATGCCTGACCTCATGGTTTTCTAAACCTCCGGTCTTACCTTGTTTGTCTGTTATCTTTGTCATGCTATACCTTATTATATATGTGTGTGATCCTGTGATGCTTACGTGTTATGTGCGCGACGTTGTGCGCCTGTGAAGGTCATGGGCAGGGTGACGTACCCCCTGTCGAATAGGATAGAAAGTAACTTTCGTCCGAACCCTATTTTTAAACCCCATTACTCATCCTTCATTAGTGGAACTACAAAAAACAGTATGAACATTAATACAATCAGGATGGTGATGATAAAATCTATCCATCCGTTTGCTGACAGGTCTCTTAATGGAACGTCGAGTTCTTCGTTATGACCACAAGCTGCCAGTCCTATTAGAGCTATAATAGCCCACCAGTTAATTTTCTTTCTCATGATACCCCCCTTATTCAGTTAGAATCGTTTTCAATTTTTTTAAAGACCATATTTTCAAACCCTATTCGATTGTAATTGCCTTATCTATATGCACTTCCCTGATCTGGTTATCGGTACAGGCTACGACGAGATATGTATCTCCGAACAGGCTCTTGGTTGTTCCTATAACTTCTCCCTCATGGTCTGTTACCATATAGTCCGTGAAGCCTGCGTAGTCTACGAACTTCCTTGTTCTCCATTTTACGCGTGTCATAGCTATGGTGTGTTATTCCGGGCGTGGCTGGGGAGGTCTTACATCGATCTTCCAGAACAGTTTACATCTGTCCTTGTCTTTCTCGTAGGGTACTTCGCTCATATACGCCTGCCAGTGTGGATTAACCGGTGCGGTAAAGCGGTAACATCTGTCTTTTTTAGGACAGCCTTCTCCTGTACATTTACTTATGTCTGCCATAATTGTTTGGTTTAGTTGTTATTTGATATCAGCGTATAGTTGTATGTTGTTTACATTGCCGCCGGTGCGGTACTTGCCGAACTTCTCCTCAAACTCTGCTGCTGCGTCGTCGTCATAGAAACCAGACTCATATACTTTGTCCAGTAGGATGATGAAGTCATGAAGCATTTTATTTGGTATTACATACCAGTTGCCTGCATCGTCCATCATAGCCTTGACCTTTTGTAGAGGTGGGTTGTTTTTAAATACAATAACACCACTGTTTTTCTGCCACTCCTTCAGGAACTCTTCAGGGGTTACTCCGGGTGGTATGTCTGACAGGTTGATAAGGGTTGGTTGATCCTTAAGGTTCTCGAGTGGTTTAATTTCTTTTGCCATGATTGTTGGTTTTGTTTTTAATTGAATACCGTACATATTCTGCTACTGTAGCGATGTATGCCGTAAGGGCTGTGAGTGCGATAATGATTGCAAGTGTCTTCATTGGTTTTACTTTTTTGGTGGCCATAACTGATCAATGATTGTTATTATCAGGTCTGCGATTATAAACACGTATGCTGCAAAAAATGCGTATGCTATGATTGTGGGGATGATGTTCACTGTCCCTCCCCGTTTGATTGTTTGTATCCTATTGTTTTCTTCTTGGCTTTGGTAAAAAACTGGTGTTCTGTCAGCCATACTGTCATCTGTTCACCTTCATAGAAGTATGTGATCTCGTAGCTTATAGCTTCATATCTGAGGACAACTGCTGTTATTAATCCTTCAATACTCCCGACAATCGTTATTACCGGGACTCCACATGGAAATACTCTTACTCCCTCTTTCATTTAACTGTTATTTAAGTACTACCCAATCTTCTGCAACAAGGTCTGATGATGATGCTGTCCATGGGACAACTGTATCATCTGCTGTCTTCATGTAGAAGTATGGCAGCCTTACATATGTCTCATCTCCCCTAAGTGTTGCGATCCTGTTTGCGGGATAACACAGGGCGATCCACATCCCTTTTCCGTTCCACCCTGTACGGGCGAGCCTCCTGCCCCTTTTCAACCATGTTAATGCTTCTGAGAAATCCATGTTTGTTTTGGTTTTTAAAAGAAGCCCCTACTGGTTATCACCTTTCACTCTGCTCTTATATGCGAGTCGGTGCGTTCGGGGCTTCAGATTAGTTAATACTAAGCCCCTGGCTCTCCCACGATACCTTCTTCAGTTATTACCACATCCAGAGAATCCTTCGCGTAAATAGTGTATGTGCCTGCTATAAGGTTCTCAAACAAGCCACTTGCCTGATAATTCACTCCATCAATGCTGTATGTGAAGGGGGCGTTTACTCCTACTGCTGTAGCAGTTATGCTTCCGTCACTGCCACCATTGGTAGTACAGTCTGTCTCTACAAGAGTAAGGGTGGCATCCGGCTCACCTACTGTAATCTGTTCGGATGTTACTTCCTCGTTGTCATCCTTGGCGTATACAGTATAAACTCCTGCCTCAAGGTTCTCGAACAGACCAGTGGCCTGATACGTTATCCCGTCAAGGCTGTAGGTGTAAGGAGCTGTTCTTCCTGCTGCAGAGGCTGTGATAGTCCCGTCTGTCCCTCCGTAGGTTGTGCAGTCTGTCTTCTCAAGCGTCAGGACATAAGGATCATTCAGATGGTATTCGTATTCAGCCACATAGCCATTGGCATCCTGTGCCTTAACATCATACACTCCCGCCGACAGTCCAGTCCATCTTCCGATCAGGTATGCGTCACCCCAGTCCATGTCAGCCTCCGGCTTCATCCAGTACTGTATCGGCAGCTCTCCATCCTGAAAAGTCATACTGATAACTCCGTCATCACCGCCAACAGTTGATGGTATGACACAGTCGATTTGCGGAATAAGCTCTCTGCGCCTTATGTCCGGCTCGTCAAGAAGGGTGTCACTGGCAAACTCTCTCATCACCATATTGACAGACCACTCGTCATAAGTGATGTCCACCTTGTAGTAGTCATCATAGAACTCATCGGCATCTTCTATAGTCTTATGAAGTATGTCGACAAAAAACTTTCTCAGGTCAGACTTAACCTTGGCCGCAATATTCATCCCGATAACAAATCCCTTGAATGTCTTGGCGTCTGCAGGGGTATTGCATATTGCGCTTAAATAATCTTTATAAATAGCTCTTTCCATTTCTTCGTATGTTTAATGTTATGATCCTGTAACAGCTATAGTGTATGGTATCGAGACACCTCCATAGCCGTTTATGTCTTTGTAGTAGAGCTTATACATCCCGACAGGGAGACCTAAGAACTCAACTCCGGGCGCAGCAGGTAGCGGTACCCAGTCGCTAACAGGCTCCCATACATCAGGAGTAATGCGCGAGTACAGCCTTACAAAATGATCATTCACAAAACCGCCGTCAACGGCAGTGATCTTGCCATCAGACATCCCGGCACCTGATACATTGGCAGGGGTAACAGTCATAGAACCAACTCCCGGGAGTACAAGCGTTGCATCTTCTGTTTCCGGGATGATGTCATATATACCAATCTCTTCATCCACAGTAAAATACTTATGGTAGTGAAGCAGGGCGTCATTGTCAGTCAACCCGTTCTTACCAAAGACCTGCTTAAGCTTGGCTCTGATAACAGGGGCAATAGCAGTACCTACCTTGAATCCGGTAAATACTTTCCCAAATTCTGTCTGGTTAGATAAGATAACCAGATACTGTATTAATGCTGAATCTTTAAACATCTCTTAATGTTTTTAAATGTTATTCACCTGCAGCGATATTGACGGTAAGAGAGAATGTTCTTTCCTCGTCGTCAGTAACGGTTACAGTATGGTTGCCATCTGCCAGACCGGTGAATACGCCAGTTGCCTGACCGGTGCCTGAGTCAATGCTGTATTCATAAGGCGCAGTACCTCCGTAAGCGACAACCTCAAGTGCGCCATTATCAGCACCTGCTACACTCTCGTCAGTCTTGCTTTGAAGCTTCAGAAATACAGGGGTGAAGATGAACTCAACAAAATGATCATCCTCGTTGTCTGCTTTGAAAAACTCTTCAAAATAAGAAAGGGCGGCAGCCTCGCTGAAGCCAAGCTTATCCTGAATATACTTCGTCACTATTTCTTTTGCTCCTACGTAAAAGCTTTTACCACAGGAGAAATAGCCAAGCCATTCATCGCTGACCTTTGGGATGTTAGGCAGGAGTCTTATAACCTGCTCAACTAATTGTTCATTAATAGTATTCTTCATTGTTCTTGTGTTAAAGTGTTAATAATTAATTAATTATCATCTTATATTAAATTAAGACTATCTTATTGTTTTATTGATATATCTGCTACGTCTGACTTCCAGAACTATATCTCTCAGGTAGGTTGTTGACCTGTACTTCCCTGCGATCACTACTATCGCTTCGCGGAAGCTCATCATAGCCCTGTTTACGTATGGGTTGTTGAAATCCCCCGGCTTCTGTATCCCAGTGATAAAGTTCCAGTTCCTTCCATCCACTGAGCCGTACATATACAGCCCTGTGATCCTTTCATCATCCGTATCTATGCTTGCCTTAACACCAAGCCTCTCAAGCTTCGACAGGTTGTCAAGGTAGATAGGACGGGTGATGATAAGCGTTTCAACAGGCACCGCATCCTCTGCAGTGATGTCTACTATATTGTTGCCGTTTGTTACCCCGTAAGTGTTGGGATAATCCTTGATGAAGTACTGGAAGGTCTCGGTTATCTTCGTCCAGACGTTATTGACAAATGAGTACACATATGAGTAGTCGTAGTTGTTGTTACTTACGATAAGCTCGCGGTTCTTCTGGTCGTATCCTATATGCGCTACACTTGAGTTGTTCTTCAGGTATAATGCAAAGTCGGTCTCTGACAGTGAGTTACGTAGATGAACGAGCTGAGGGTGAGCAAGATATGTGTTTATCAGCTCTGACTTGGTTGCTATCGGTGAGGCATAGTCACCTCTTAATGGCTGACTCAGAAGTATGCCGTCCCCTCCATTAAGCATTATAAGACCTTCGCTTGTTGAGAAGACCACAAGTCCTCCCGCCCGGGTAATAGATGCGGGGTTGTTACAGATATGATCGTTCAGCGGTACTACGTTTGAGATCACCGTTCCTCCATCACCAAGCTCCATAGCCCACATCCCGGATTCAGTAAACACCAGTATAGGGAACTGGCCGAACTGTCCCTGAGATATTGGTATAGTGTTGGTCTCAAAACCTATGATCCTGCTGAGTCCTACTGCATAAGTGTACTTTGACGGGAATGTGAGCGGGTTATTTAATGCGCTCATCTTGACTATGTTAGAGTCAGTGTATGAGTTCTTTGATGTGTCTGGCAGCGGAGATATTTCCGGGACATAATTATTCCAGTCAATAGTCGGCGGGGTCTCGGTGCCGTAATTTATAAAGAGCTTAACCGACAGGTTATGAAACTGTAGCGGCGTTAATGTGTGGTTGAATAATATATCAAGCTCTTCGGTAGAGGCATCCCTCTTAACTATATTAACTGCATATGCACGTTTGTCTGGATATGACAGTACTACCGGATATGATATTACCCTGCGGGTAAATGTAGAGGAGGATGAGATAACAACAGCTCTCTCACCACTCTCTGTCTTCAACCTGAAATACATATCTATGTAGTAGGGATCGACAGTCTCTTCTCCTACCGGGGTGAATAAAGAGCTTGGGTCATACCCGTTAAAAAGCCTTACTGATATATCGCCTATAATCAGCCTGCCATTATAAATTAGATTGGACGAGGAATTTATAGTGTGATGTGAGAAGTCATCCTGAGTAAGTATCTCAAGTCCTTCATAGTTATTCAGGTCTCCCGGCTCGGCAAACAGATATGGCTGAACAAGTTCTCCCTCGTATAATATTGGAATGCCTATCTTGTCAACAGGGACTGATAAAACCTTATAATAGATTCCGTTAAGTATGTCTGTATCAAACCGTTTACCGGATGGCACCCCGGGAGAACTTTCTTCCCCATACCCCCTTACCTTACTGTATTCGCCTCCTTCATACCATCCGAGTCTGTTCGGATCATTTGACGGGATAGGCTTTGTCATAAACATTACCACATTCTTAATAAGGTTCTTATACTCGTTATTAAGCTTGCTGAGTATCTCGTCATTACTGTCCGATTCAACATAGGTGAGATATAGTTTCCCTCCGTAGGCGTAAATCTTCCCGGTGCTGTAATCAATATTTTCATAGATCATGGGATGATTCCCGGGATCAAGAAACATTACCTTGGGATTGGAGTGACAAACTATGCTGCCATCAAAAAGCTCATACGCATATCTTACCGCTACAATACCTTCATCAAAACCAAGCTTGCGTATGGATGTAAGCCAGTCCCCATAAACAGCCTTAAATGAGTCTGTACTCACCTCATTATATTCTTTCTCAATACTTTTAGGTGGCGGGGTGATTATGAGCGGGGGATACCAACCGGTAAGGCTTGAACTGATATTAAGATCAAGGAGTTTCGGCAAGCGGTCTTCAATAAATGTATATCCTGATCCTGTCCATGCAAGGAACATAAGCTTCTTATCCTGAGAATCAGATATAACCACCATGTTCTTAAGTGCTGTGAATGAGAGGAACGAAGCCTTTCCGTTTCCAATATCTGCTATCACAGTGTAATTATCCGGGTCATCAAGCTCCCATGTTATGATCTCGCCGCGGGTGTTGTTATATCCGATGTAGTTCTTACCGGCTGTGGCGTTCTGAATGTCGGTATCCGGGTCGATGTTATGGACAAAAACTATTGACACTGCAGGTGTTCCGCTTGGGGTTTTAACCTGCTTCTTACCAACTGGCACCCAAGACCCGTCCTTGAACCTCATGTTTATTATCTCGCTGCACACGCCATGCTCGTCGTTGCGCGGGTCTCTGTTTATACCACTAACCTTTATTGCTTCCATTTCTCCCTTGTCCTCTGTTTTTTAACATATTATACTGGTTGTTGATAATCTGGTAGACCCCGCTCTTCCCAATCTTTCTCCCTCCCTCTGAGGCACCGGCATCTCCTTCGTCCTTTATTGCCCGGGTTAAAGCGTCAACAGCTTTTGTCACAGCCTCAAGGTTATTGGATTTAAGTATCAGCTCTTCCAGTCTGCGAAGCCCGATCTGGCGAACCTTGACAAGATCAAGCGACACCTGCTCGGCGATCCTTAACTTCTCGGCCTGTAACTCACCGGCGACAACCTCGATCTGATTCCTGCCCTTGAATGTATCCCTGCCAAGTTCCCTGTACCACATCTTGATCAGACCCTGACTTATGCCGGTTTCCTTTGCAGTTTTCTCCAGATCATAGTTATTGTCCTGATACAGAGCCACTACCTCAATTTTTTTCCTCTGAGAGTAGTCCGGCACCGTAATAGTTATGTCTTTTTTTACCGCCATTATATTTCTTACTGTATGATTTTCCGTTTAATTGACAGTAAAAATACTGCTTTCTGTATATATTATATGTCCTTTTGTATGTAAGTTAGCAACAATTTTTATACAAAAGCATAGAATTATGTTAGTATCTACAGCCTTAACACTTGCATCACTCGGAGCAAAGCTTGGCTCTGGGATAGCTAACGCGGTCAAAATGAATGACCAGATGAAATCAGCAAGGAAAGAGATGGCAAGTCTCGATGACTGGTATAAGGCTGAATCAAACGAAGACTACCTGAACACAGATCAGGCTCAGAATGTACTGAGGAAGCTTCGCGAGATGATAAAGAAAAATCAGGAGGTGACACAAAATACAGCCGCCGTAATGGGAGGCACAGCAGAAGCTCAGGTAGCTGCAAATGAATCAAATAATCAGGCTCTTGCAGAAGCAATGTCTGGTCTGGCTGCTCAGGATACGGTAAGAAAAGATTCCCTGCGTGGTGACTATCTCGGACAAAAGAGAAGTCTGCAGGAAAGGCTTTATCAGTTAAAGAGCGCACAGATGCAATCTCTTGTTAATGCAGGACAGAATGCAGGTGATGCTATAGGAACAGTAGCAGGTGGCGAAGCAGCCGATGCGTTTGGAGGTAAGACACTTGGAGACCTGTTCGGCTTTGGTAAGGGAAAGAAGAAATCCGGCGGCACACAAACATCCATCTCCATTTAGAGCTAATAACATAATTCATTGAAAGATGCCAGATAAAAACAGACAGTCATACACACAGGGGACTGAACTCGATCTCGGAGATTACCTTAAGGCAGTTGACTCCCTCAATGCCCAGTCCCCTTATCTTGGCCTTGCAGATCAGGCACTTCAGCCAAATGAAGACCCGCAGTATGGAGAAAGACTTAAGAGGTCATCCCGCATAAACGCATGGGGTGACGTACTGTCATCAATCTTTGACAGTGCTGTCGCAGCCTCCGGCGGTCTGGTTGGAAAGAACGGCCAGAACCAGTATCAGCTCCGTAACCTTGAGGATTACAACAGGGAGAGGGCAAGGGTTCTTGGTGAGAAGAGACAGCTTCAGGTGGCACAACTTCAGGATATAGTTAATAACGCAAGGTTTAATATTGATAGCCAGAGAGCTAAGGATAGTGCAAAACTTCAGGGCGCACTGGCAAAGGCGAAATCAGAGTTTTATAGCAGGGAGAATATCAGGCAGCAGTCTCAGGCCGCAGACATTAATAAGCAGCAGGCTGATGCCAGATACGCTCATGAGCAGCAGCTTCAGGATAAGCGCAGTGCAGCCGACAGATACCAGAGCGATATGATGTATAACAGGTATCGCGACTATCCTTCCGGCAGCAGGACGCAGAGCGTAGGTCTTGAACTTAATGATTCAACCGGGAACCTGTACAAGATTTCAAATGCACAGATACCACAGATGTATGCCTATATCAAGAAGAACCTTGGCAGTATAGCTGATGAGTCAATCAGAAAGCAGGTTGCCTTTGATGAGAAGTTTGATCGTGGCAAGATAGACCTGCAGTATCAGAAGGATGTCATATCAAGCGTATTTGAAGACCCATCTGTCAATCAGGAGTTTGTGCGCCTTGCAACAAGGGGTGATGGTACTCCCGCCGGTAACATGGTAATGCAGAATGCGGCAAACACAACACCCGAGAAAAAGGCCGGGAACCCACAGGAACTCGTAGCCCCACTGGTAAATAAAGCAAGAGCAATTATAGGAAGCAAGAGTGATTCCAAATTAAAAAAGGCTGAGCTGATAAAGCTTATAAATCAGCAGTATCCAGACATGGTTAATGCATCTAAGGCTCAGATATATCAAATGCTTGTAAAGAACGCTCAGTAATATCTATTATGATGGGGGAAAAGGAAAACGATCTTCTTAGTATTAGTCCTGAAGAATTTGATCTGGAGATGATATCTCCTGAAGAATTTGATATGCCGCAGGAGCCGGAGAAAGGAACGCTTGGGCAAGGTATAAAGGCAGGAGCCAAGATGTTGAACGCCGGTGCAAATATCTACACCGGCTCTCTTATTAATAAGGCTACAGGTGAAGATAAAAGGGAAAGACTATATGGTGTATGGGATGAGCTTAAAGACCCGCAGGCAAGAAGTCAGGCAGCAGAAACTGCACGTCAGAAACTTTCAGACATTGAGTCCACAAACAAAGACTTTATTGAGAAGTACGCATTCCTTAAATCAAAATACGAGAAGATATTTCCAAGTGACAAGGAGAATGAAGTGGTCGACAGGCTTCAGCCCGGGGCAAGTAAATACATGGCTCTTGGTCAGGTTGTCGCAGGAAAGCATAAGTTCCCGGCTGAGGAAGAGAAATTCCTTAAAGAGAACAGAGAAAAATATGAATCCCTTACCAAAGAGACCGAAGGATTAAGATCGTATATTGAAGATATAGAAGAGGTTAACGCCCGCGCAGCAGAAAAAGGAGAAGAGGCTGCAGGCTCCTATTATAAGAAAGCCGCAGACAATGAGACCCTCGGCGAAAGGATGGTTGCCAAGGGCGAGAGGAAGATGGGTGAGATACCAGAGAAGAAAGGCTTTGCATATAACGCAGGGGTGATGATCCCGCAGGGACTGGGTATTGCAGCGGCAATAACATCCGGCATCTTTACAGCAGGGAAAAGTCCTCTGGTGCAGATGATCCCTAAGATGATCGCCGTAGGAAGTACAGGTTACCTGACTGCAGGAGCAGGCGGTATGGCGATGAATGACTACAAGGAATATGCTGAGCCAAAAGGTGAATACGATCCTGATACCGCGCTTAAGATAGGAACGGCATCCGCTGCTATAGAGATGGTGTCCGAATGGATTCCATATACCAAGATAGTTCCCAAGCATATAATGGGAAGGATGTCGGCACAGGCATTTGTCAAGAACCCAAAGCTTGCAATAGACTTTGTTGACCAGTGGGCGAAGAAGTTCCCGAAGAAATACGCTGACTATGTGAGGGTTGTATCTGGCATGAACGCCAAGGGAATGGTAGAGGGAGCATCGGAGGCTGTAGCTGAGATGGGCTACATCATGATGGAAGACCTTTATAAAGACCCGGACGACAGGCCGAAGCTCAATGAGATGTTCAACCGTACAGCACAGAGCTTTGTGGCAGGATATGCTTTCGGGATATTCTTTGAACCGCTCGCTGCAGGAGCCAAGTACAGGGAAAACTATCTGAGGCGCAAGGAAAATGGGATTACCCTTGTATCTACAAAGGACAGCCCGGATCAGATATATGAACTGATTGGCAGCCGTAAAGATGGATCGGCTATTGTAATGGATAACAAGGGTGAG